GCGATGTTCGGGATTCGATACTCTCGGATGTACTGGGCGTTGGTTTTGCCCGAGATCTTGACGTCTTTTACCTTCTTGTAGGTGCCCCCGTCCCGGCGGATGAAGAACCGCAGCTCGACCTTGGTGCCGTGGATGTCCCCGGTTTTCTTGTTGATTCGCAGGAGAGAGGGCAGCATGATCTTGATGCGTATGTCGTCGATGTCCGTGTCGGTGACGGTTCGGACGACGGGCACCGCCTTGGTGATTTCGACCCCGACGGGGACCTCAGCCTCGATGGAATCCACGTTCTTGAACGGATCCTGGCTGGGGTGGCCCTTTCGTTCCTGGATTTGCACGCCCTCGAAGTTGTCCACTCCAGTGTCGGTTTGGAGGGCCACGTCGTCGAGAAAAATACACCGCTTTTTGTGGTCCTGGTCGGCCAGGCCGTAGATCGGCCCTTCCCCGAGCACGTCCACCATGTTGGCGATGGAATTGGCCAGGAGATTGTTCGGGTCCTCGGTGGGCGTGTGCCCTTCCTGCCCGCCCCCTCGGCCGGAGAGGCCGGGAAGCCGGGAGGCTTGGAGGCTGGGAGGTAAAAGCTTTCCGGGTTGTGAGCTCATGGCTATCAACTCACCGGCCCGAAATGGGCATGAATCGAATGATTTGCTGTAACGTCCGTGAACGTGTAGGTGTCTCCGCTGGGGGTCACCTCGACATTGTCCACAAGCCAGTAGCTGAGGGCATAGCCCTCGAAGGGAGTTGCCTGGAACGCGAAGTTTGCCCCGTCCATTACCGGGCACTCCCCGGACGGCTCGATGACGCCGCCGATACTCGCCCCGGCGCTGATGATGTGATAATCGAGGGGCGGATCGGGTTCCCGAATGTCCTCGACCCGGATTCCGAACGAGGCCTGGATGGACCCGACCCGGATGGGCCCGCCATAAATGAGTGGGATGGCCCCGCCCTGTTCGGTGCGGTTGGTAGCCCCGGTGAACAGCCAGGAAGTTTTCTCCTTTTCTCGGTTGCCGTAATCCGTCACCTGGGGAGTGGGAGCCAGTAGCTGGGAAATGCCTCCCAATGCCAGGGTGGCGCCCAGCAGAGCGATGGATCCGTAGGTGACGCACCCCAGCCCGGGAATGACGACCCCGCCGGCCATTGCCGCCTTGAACCCTTCCGACCCGGCGAGGAGGGCCGCCTGCCCGGCCCCTGGGATGAGGACGGCCGCGGCAATGAGGGCGACGCCCAGGACCGCGGTGATGATCGGCTTTGAGTCTCCGCCGGCTCCCTCTGGAACCGGGACCACGTGCAGGGGTGCGGCCCCCAGTTTCATGGCCAGGTGCTCCGCGCCCAGGAAATCGCCCCGGAACCGGTCTCCCCGGATGAACTGGAACCGACCGCCCCGGATCTGCCGGTAGAAATCTCCGTAGTTGGCCTGCATGCAGCGGGCGAGCTCCACCGGGGAATCCACGTTATAGCGGTGGTGATGCCCATACCGGTCTTCGAGCCTGCCATAGAAATAGATATCCCGCATCATTTCGCCTCTAGCCCCTCGCCCCTAGCCTTTTAGCCTGGCGTAAAACGTCACCCGTTTGCGCCATCTACCCAGGGAATCGTCCATGCGGGAGAGACGGTTGACCTGATGATGGCCGATCAGTCCTCCGCCTAAATGCAAGGCCACGTGATTGGTCACGGGGCCAAGGATCCGCATGCCGACGACGTCCCCGGGTCCGTCGGCCATCGGGATTCGCTCGAATCCCGCGGCCAAGATGTTTTCTTCGATCGTGTTTTGTCCTTTCTCCCAGAAAGCCCACTCCCGAGGGAAGTTGGGCAGAACGATTCCGCGGTGCAGGCGATACCAGTCCCGCACCAGCCCATAACAGTCATACACGCCCCAGCGGAAGCTCCTCCCGGCCAACGGGGCTATGGGGAGTTGATCCCCGAACCAGAACGGATTGCCGGGAACCCCGTCCCGCACCACGACGATCCCCCAGGGCACGGCCGTGTCCGCCTGCCCGACTATGTCCGACGGGGTTGGATGGTCTGGTCCATTAATATGGCTATGGACCACGGCGTCGACCCGACCGAATCGAGATGCCGCATCGAGATAGGCCTCAGGGGCAATGCGGAATGCCGTCTCTGGTTCCTCATGGACATTCTCGCAGGGGATGAATTGCCCCCCGGCGATGAGACCGCAGGCCTCGATGGGCGCGCACAAGGCCGCATGGGCCTTAATGTCATGGATGATGAAATCCGGGAATTGCATGCATCCTCACATTCTCGACCGGGCCAGGCCGGGTAGGGCCGTGGTCGGCAATGGTTGCTTGCCGGTAAACCTCAGCCGACAGCTCGATAGCCGCTTTCCGCATCGGTCCAGCTCGGGGTGCCCGGCCTGCTCGACATCGAGGGCGTCATAGTAACGGTTGCCTCGATAGGGGCACCGGGCATGGGTGTAGATGAATTCCTCGGCATTCGGGTCCCATACCCGGTACCGGTGGGTACAGTAGTCCCGCAGCGCCTTGCGGCGCGGGAGCTGCTGCCCCTGAAAATCCAGGATCGAGGAGAGCTCCCACTCGATCATGACCTTGCTCTGCAGGGTCTTGCGCTCGATGACGTACACGTCCTCGGGGAAATGAGCGTCCGGATCATATCCCGGCTGCCCGTACAGGTATTTCTTGAGTGTCCGGTACCGGGTGACCACGGCCCCCAGGAGATCGTTCCAGGCGATGACCGCGGACATGAGAGCCAGGGTCACGTTGCTGATGCGGAACTTGGGGCGCGGCAGCTGTCCCTGCCCGGAGAATTCGAATCCTTCGGCCTCGATATCGATGGGGCTGTAGTCGGCAGGCCCTGGCCGGTTGTCGTTCGGATGCCGCTTCCACTGGACCACGGCGCTCTCGTGGGCCGACTGGGTGAAATAGTAGTAACTGCCGCCCAGGCCGGATGCATCGAGCATATAGAGCACGACGAATTCTCCGAGATCGGGTTGCTGGACGTCGGTTTTGATGGCCATCGATTCTCCTTCCGGGACGCTTGGAGGCTGGGAGGCTAGGAGGCTGAGGTATCGCCCCGCGCCCATCCAGGCCTACAGGTCGAATACCTGTTTGAATGTCGCCTTCATATTGACGTAGCCTCCGGCCTTTGGGCTCCTGGTCCATTGGGTGCAGATCCATTTCAGGGACGTGGACTCCTTGGGAATGGTGAAGGTGAACGCTGTATGCCCGCCCTTTCCCAGGAAGAAATTCTCGATGGTGTTCGCCTCGGCGATGGTGAGATTCTCCCAAGCCAGGCTCGCGGTCTTGGGCATGGTGTTCAGGCCGTCGGCGGCCCGTTGCTGGTACCCGTCCCCGAGGTTGGCCGTGAGTACTCTCGGCTCGACGGTGACGTCGACATCGGTGGGGTTCACCCCCGGGAAAGCATCCAGCGGCATATCATCAATCCTTTTGGCTAGGGGCGAGGGGCAAAACCTTAGCTTCCCAGCTTCCCAGCTTCCCAGCCTCCTAGCCTCTTAGCCTCTTGCGAGGCCTTGGTTCAACAATCCTCCGGGCCGCATCTGCTCGCGCAGCATGTCCAGGAATTTGGCCCGAATGATGCCTCCGACTTCCTCGCCGAACCGGCGGGACGCGCGAGGATCGGCCGCGGCCTGGCCGGAGAGCCCGGCTGGAACGTTCACAACGATGTTGGTGTTCAGGGTCGGACCCGCCGTTGCCTGGGGAGTCGTAGGAGCGGCATCCTGCCGCGAGATTCCGGATCCGGATCCGCCCAGCAGGGACATCAGGTAGGCCCGGTCTCGTCTCGAAATTACCACTTCTCCGGTCTGGAGTATAGCCGGAAATTCGTCCCCGGCCAGGCCGTCATGGAGTTTCGGCGCCAGGCGAAACACCCGGGTCGGCTGCACGGGTGTGATGCCTTCGGCTCCGACCACGCCCCCCCGATGGGCCGTTGGGGCCCCGACCAGCCAGCCGATGGCCCCGCCGAGTAGCCCCCCGAATCCTCCGCCTCCCGCCCCGCTGGTGGTCTCCCGGAAAAAGAGCCACTGGACGATCATGTTGGCGATCATCTCGGCCCACTTGTCCATCATGGCGTTGGCGAATTGGGAGAACCAGTCCTGGATGTCCTTGACTCCCCCCTTGAACGGGGCCAGGAACAGGGTTTTGAACCCGTCCCTCATGCCGGTGATCCAGGTTTTTCCGACGTCCGCCATCTGCTTTGCGGCGGAACCGAAATCCTCGGCGGCCTTGCGCATTCCCAGGCTGATGGCTTCAAACATCGAGGCCTCTCCGCGCTCGATGCGCTTTTCGATTTCCTGCCAGATGCGCGCCCGCTCCTCGGAAAACGCCTGGGTGTCCCGGAGCATGAGCCGGAGCTCCGAGAGATGATAGGCGCGCAGATCCTGCCTGATTTCCTTGATCTTTGCGGCCGTCCACTGCTCGAGGACGGTTTCCTCGACGCCCTTTTTCCGCAGCGCCTCTTTTTCGATTTCGATCTGGCGCAGCCTCGCCTGGAGGTACCCTTCATGGGCGGATCTTCGAACGTCGAGGGAGAGGCCTTCCTGGTCCGCAATCTCTTTGAGGGCGGAGACCTCTGCATTGACCCGCTCGGATACCAGCTTGAGGATCTCGTCGCGGGTTTTGGCCTGCTGGGACGTTTCCCATTGGGATGCCAGAGGACCCTCGACGAGGCCTTTCTCCACCATAGTAGAGCTCTCGATGCGGATCTGTTTTCGGCGTCGATCCAGGTACCGTTCGGCCATCTCTTCCCGTTCCCGGTAGCTTAGGGCCTCGTTTTCCACGATCTCCCGCAAGACGGAAACCTCGGCATCCACCCGTTCCTTGGAAAACTTCATGAGGTCGGTCTCGAACGCGAGAAGAGACTCTTGG